ACTCATCTCCAGAAATCCAGGCTGGAATGATGTTCTCACTAAAGCCGGAAAAGCACCTGGTTCTCGTGTAAAGAAAATCTAGTATGCCAAGATCAAGAAAATCTGCCAACGGCAACAGCAACATCGGGATTGGTATGAGTGCAAAACAAATGCGCCGTAAAAAACCAATCAACTCTGACTTGATGACGGATATTTCTCCGTTGACTGATAATCAAAAAATCTTTTTTGATGAGTATAAGAAAGGTAAAAATGTTTTTGCCTATGGTGCTGCAGGTACGGGTAAAACATTCGTTGGACTTTATCTTGCACTCAAAGATGTTCTTGACGAAAGAACTCCATACGAAAAGGTTTACATTGTAAGGTCTCTTGTGTCTACTCGTGAGATTGGATTCCTTCCTGGAGATCATGAGGATAAGTCCTCTCTCTACCAGATTCCTTACAAGAACATGTGTAAGTACATGTTTGAGTTGCCTTCTGATGCTGACTTTGAAATGCTTTATGGAAACCTTAAAGCCCAAGAAACTATTTCATTCTGGTCTACTAGTTTTATTCGTGGTACTACTCTCGACAACGCAATTGTATTGGTTGATGAGATGCAAAACTTGAACTTTCACGAATTAGATAGTATAATTACTCGTATTGGTGAAAATAGTAAGATCGTATTTTGTGGTGATGCTACTCAATCAGATCTTGTTAAAACCCATGAAAAAAATGGGATCCTAGATTTTATGAAAATTATTCGTGCAATGGAATATGATTTTTCCATGGTAGAATTTGGAGTTGATGATATTGTTCGTTCTGGACTTGTCAAAAACTATATTGTTGCTAAATTGGCTTTAGGTATGTAATGTTTGTCCATCTAGATTATTTAAAAGAAGAAGTTGACTTACAAGCTGAAAATATTGAGGGTACGAGATTCTATCGTACCCCCTCTGGTAAGTTATACCCTTCTATCACTTCTGTAACTAGTTTTTATGGAAGACAAAAATTTATTGACTGGCGTAAGAAAGTTGGTGAGGAAGAAGCCAATAAGATTACTAAGGTTGCTACAGATCGTGGAACCAAGTTTCATGATATTGTTGAGAAGTATTTGTTAAATGAGGATATTGATAAGTATAATCCTCTCCCTGTAACAAAGTTTCTCTTTCTTGCGGCAAAACCTTATCTAGATCGTATAAATAATATACATGCTTTAGAAAAGTCACTCTATAGTGACTACTTGGGACTTGCGGGCAGAGTAGATTGCATCGCTGAGTACGAGGGAGAGCTCGCAGTTATTGACTTCAAGACTTCAAAAAAAATTAAACCTGAAGAATGGATTGAAAATTATTTTGTCCAGGAAACAGCATATGCTTGCATGTATTATGAAATGACTGGTATCCCAGTCCAAAAACTGATTACTATTATGGTTGCTGACAATGGAGAATGCTTCGTCTATGAAAAAAGAAACAAGGGTTACTATATTAAACTTCTTACCAAATACATTAGAGAATTTGTCACATACAAAACAGAAACCTATGCAGAACACAACTGAGGAAGTAAATTCACTTATAAAAGAAAAATTTCTTTGTCAGTCCAAGTTTGCTCAGGACATTGAATATCTGGTAGCTACATCTAAGATCAATTATATTGAAGCCATTGTCACATATTGTGAAGAAAATGGTATTGAATTTGAATCGGTGTCTAAACTGATTTCAAAACCACTGAAAGAAAAGATTAAATGTGAGGCAACTCAACTTAACTTTCTAAAGAAAACAAGTCGTGCTAAACTGATGTTCTGATGACGCCAATAGAGGTATACAAAACATACCTGGCATTCAAGAATCATTTCACTAAACCAAACTACGATTACTTTCAATATTGTGGGAAGTCCAGAGCTTCCAAAGAATCGTTCAACAAAAGAAAAGATCGTTACTTTTTTGAACGCATGTCTCGTCAGAAGTCTGATGACGAGATCCGTCAATATTTCTTGGCTAATTTTGTAGAATGTGATGATCCTTCAAAACTCTGGATCGGTGAAATTATTGAGTCAGGTGAAAAGAATTACGCAAACTGGTTAAAAAGATCACAAAGCCTCTTTTATCTCTTCAAAACAGAGGCTGAAGTGTTTCTTCATAAAGATACTTTTGATTCGTTGTTTGAAGTCAAAGGTTCATCTCATCCAGAAATTCTCAAAAAGTATTTACAAAACGCTGTATCCATAGAGACCTTTGTGATCATGGATATGATTCTTAATTTCTCAAAGAAATTCGATAAGAAACTACTGGACCCAGTGTGGGAATCAGTCAGTTTGCGTATAAAAAAATACAAGTCCTTCCTAAATATTGATAAGGAAAAGTACACACAGACACTAAAGGAGATCGTATTGTGAGTGGATTTTTTCAATCCGAGATTGTAAGGGAAGCCATCAAAGAGATGGAAGAACTTCAACAACAAATTATTAAAGATACCTTCAAAGCCCCTATTATGAGTAAGGAGGAAAAGAAGGAACATGTAGAACTCATGAGAACTTTTCTAGAGAAACAGAAGAACCTTTACTTCCGTCTCTCATTATCTGATGACCCAGAAGCACTTGAAATGAAAGAAAGAATTCAAGATGCTGCCAAATTTCTGGGATTTGATGGAAATAACATTAACGAATTATTTGCAGAGATGGAAAATTCTCTGGAACGCCTAGATAAAATCGCAGATATGTAAGATGTCTTACCACTACAAAATCACCTCCTCATACTGTTACCATAATGGTGAGATTGTAGATATGTATTTCATCAATGGAATTCCTTTTACATTTGATGACATTCCTCTCATTATGCAGGAAGATCCATACATTCAAGTAGAAGCTCAAAATAATTACGAATATACCTCTGAAGACATGTATCGTTGGTCAAATTATTTGGTTGATGAAATGTGTCATCCTTTGTTATTTGAACTTCAAATAGAAAACCCAGAAGAAATGCCCAAAGATTGAACCAAAATCGGGCTTGACATCCCTTCCTACCCCGTGTAAGATAAAGTCGTCCCAAAGGCCAAATACACTCAATACGGAGAATACAAATGTCTTTTGCTGATCTCAAGAAACAGTCCCGTGCTGGTTCACTGACTGAAAAACTGATCAAACAAGTCGAAAAACTGAATAGTGGAGAAGGTGGTGCTGATGATCGTTTCTGGAAACCTGAAGTAGACAAAGCCGGAAATGGTTACGCAGTCATCCGATTCCTCCCTGCACCCGAAGGATGTGAACTTCCTTGGGCCCAAGTTTGGAGTCATGCATTCCAAGGCCCTGGTGGTTGGTACATCGAAAACTCTCTGACGACTCTGGGACAGAAAGATCCTGTGTCCGAACACAACCGTGTTCTGTGGAACTCTGGATCTGATCGTGATAAGGAGATTGCTCGGAAACAGAAACGCAAACTCTCCTACTACGCCAACATCTATGTGGTGAGTGATCCTGCACACCCCGAGAATGAGGGTCGTGTGTTCCTCTATAAGTTCGGTAAGAAGATCTATGATAAGATTACCGAAGCGATGCAACCGCAGTTTGCAGATGAAGAAGCCGTCAATCCTTTTGACTTCTGGACTGGTGCTAACTTCAAACTGAAGATTCGTAAGGTTGAAGGTTACTGGAACTACGATAAGTCTGAGTTTGAGAAACCTTCTGCTCTTCTGGATGATGATGACAAACTGGAACGCATCTACAAGAACCTGAACGATCTCAATGAGTTCGCTGCTACATCAAACTTCAAGTCCTATGAGGAACTGAAGAAGCGTCTGGATTATGTCCTGGGTGCAAAAGCCCCCGCACGACAGGATCCTGAGACTGTTGAAGAGGATGAACAGTGGGAAGCAGAACGCCGTGGTGAATCCACTCCGAAGCGTTCCACTCCTTCCTTTGAGATTGCTCGTCCTGCAGTTCAGGAAGAAGATGATGAAGATGCAGATGATGCTCTGAGTTACTTCCAGAAACTGGCTGAGTCCTGATAAAGTAAAAGGAGGGATAAAACCCTCCTTTTTTTA